CAATGCAAAATGGTAGAACAATTTCACCATGGTATGCAATTAACACATTAGGCAATACTAGATTGGCCGCAACCATTCATTCACTTAAGAAAGATGGTCATGAGATTTCATCTGAAATTGTAGAAGGTGTGAATAAATTTGGTGATAAAATTCGTTACTCAAAATATAAATTAGTAAAACAAGTAGACTAATGGATAAAGAAAAAGAGAAAGAATTCTATAAAAGATTGAAATTCAACTTAGACGATGTTATAAAACAAGAAGTTATTGATTATATTGATAGATATGGTTTAGATGAATTGGAATTATCTAGATTTGAATTAACATTAAAACATAAGAATAGTAATACCAACTTAACTGATGCAATAATTTCATTATTTATCGATTCCGATAATGAATTAAAGTATAAAGTTATTAATTTGATGTTAGATAAAGAATACGTTGAAATTAGTAAAAATATTAGTGTTGAAACTAAAATTATCGTGTTAGGGCAATTAGAACTTAGTAAGAATAATAAATGACAAAATTAGATAAGTTATTATACTCATATTCGGTTGATAGATTAATACATGTAAACAATATTATAGTATTAGACAATGTTGATAAGTTGGAAACATTTGTAGATAATGTTATAGAAAAAAAGAAGAAAGAGACTCATCACATTATAGACCCATTCAACGAATCTAAACGCTGGAGAACTGGTGTTGGTGGTGAACTAGCGTTTGAAAAGTATATAAATAAATCTTTTGTTGATTTATCTATTGGAAACTCTAAAAAATACCATACACCAGACCTAAACAAATTAGGGTTAAGTATTGGTATTAAAACTGTTGAATATGGAAAGTATCCATTAATTTTTAAATCATCACACAAACCAGAAATAATTATTATTAAACTTAATAACATTAAGTTTTCAATATTAGGGTTGGCAACAGTAAACACTTTAAATAAGTATCAAGACGATAATAAGGTATTAAGTAAATCATTAAGGTCTAGAGGTACAAAAACTGGGTTTGTTGGTTTTCATATGTTAAAACCATTTAAAACTTTTGATGAATTATGTGAATTAGTACAAAACAAAAAAAGCCATCCGTTAGGATAGCTTTTTTGTTTATATGAGTTATAAAATAATTTCTTATCTTAATTCATTAAGGTTGAAGTGAGGAACACCATCACATCTAACATGACCGTAGAATCTGTTGTTAACAACTTTCTTAGCGTATCTTGTCATAATCCCCTTCACTGGTGCGAAGTTAAATGGATTGTACATTGTAGGCGTAAGTTGTAACGGCACGTATGGTGCGTAGATATATCCAGTATCAAGTAACGATTTACCTTTGTGTCCGATAATCATAGAGTACCATGGAGAATAAGGGTCAGCGTACACTTGGAATCTTCCACCTAATGAACCGATTCTTTCGATACCCATGTTATATTGGTCTTGCTCTGGACTTGCATCACTTACGTGGAAGTACTCAAGGTCATTGAACACAGCAGAGATTTCAGAAGAAACTACGATGTAGTTCGCTCCACCTCTTAATGTTGCCTTGTGGATTTGAGCAGAGATTTGGTTAACTTTAGTAATTAAAGTTTGGTTCCAATCCTTTTGTGTATATGGACTTGCAGCAGTTGAAGCTTTTCTCCATCCGTTGTAATCCCATCTAAGAGTCCATGCAGCAGCTTTTCTTAAATCTCTTAAGATTTCTCTATCGATTTCAGCAGCTACTTGCTCAGATAACATAGCAGTTAATTCAGCCTCAGCATCAATGTTGTGGAATGCACTAACATCTTGAGCCAATTCTGGAGACCATGTTGCTCTTAATTTTCTTTCTTCTACAGAAACAACTACTTCATCCAATTTGAAAGATACCTCTCCCATTTCAGTTTCAAGTTCTAATGTAGCGTACTCAGCCCAAGATACAGAGAAATCAGCACCAGTAAGACCACTAGCATCAGCAGCACCAATATAACCATCATCAGTAGATGTTCCGTTTGCAGCAACTGGGTGTGTTAAATCTAACTCAACGTATACGTCTCCTAAAGAGTCACAGATGTTGTCATAAGTAACAATACCTTTACCATATTTTTGAGTAACTAATCTAAATGGAACCTCAGCACCAGCAGCGATAATAACAGCACCATCTTGGTCAAGAATAGCTGTACCAGCAACAATCTTAAGAGATGCTAAGAAAGACTCAGTATCCATTTGGTTACCATCTGGTCCATTTAATCTACCTTTTTCTTGAGAAGAGAAACCAGAGAATCTCATTTTTAACGCTCTTAAAGAACCGTCAGTAGCTAAAGCAGAAGTAGAAGCATCAGCAGCATCAGCAAAGTTACCAGCAGTATCTAAGGTTACAATTGAAGTAACACCAACTTTAATAGTTGCAGTTCCTTTAGAGTTATCAAATAACCCGTCATTGTAATAGATATCGTATAAGTTTTTAGCTTCAAATACAGTTGGGTTACAACCAACACCTTCAACGCAATCTGGTAATTGGTCAGCCATTCCAGTATGTGCAGAATATTGTGGGTCTACATGTACGTTACCAGCCTCACCATCAGCATTAACTCTAGATGAAGTTTGAGGTACGAAGTAGAATAATTTACCGATTGGCATATTCATAGCTTGTACAGAAACAATATCATTAGCTAATAATTTAGAGAATACTCTTCTTACAATTGGGAATACAACTGTTTCAAAAGAACCAGATGAATCAGCCGCAGAAGTAGCTTCGTTTAATAAATAAGAAGCTTCGTTCTCATATAACTGAGCGATGTTCTCCTTAACATGACCTTTAAGACCTTCTAAGAATCCTAAAGAGTTCCATTTTTGTTGGGTTTGTGTTCTAACCGCTTTCATGTGGTTAAGACCAATATTACCAACTTGTCCAGAATTTAATAATTGTGACATAATTAATTTTTTTTGTTTAATTTTAGTTTAGTTTTTAGTTTTTAGAATTTATCTTTATTCTCAACTCTTGAGATTAAATCCATAATTCTTTTTGTTCCTTGGTCTACATATGCAGTTGACTCGTTTAATTTTGAAGTACTGCTTGATTTTTCCTTGGAAATTTTCCCTTCTACTGATTCAGAGATAGGTTTTTTATTACCTAATTCTTTCTCGATAGATTTGAATAGTTTTTTAGACTCTTGAATGCTAGAAACTTCATCATCGAATCTTTCTATAATTTGTCTCTTTTCTTCTTTAGTTGTTGAATGTTCTGTAAATAATCTAGTTACATTAGTAAGATTAGTATTAAACACTACCACTTTACTAAGCATTCCTCTTTGTTCTTTAAGCGTACCAGCCATTTCTACTGTTTTTGCTTTTAAGTTCTTAGCTTCTGCTAGTAATTTGTCGTAATCTGCTTTAGACACATATTGAGTAGATTCAGTAGTTACGTTTGGAGCCTTAACATTATTAGCTTTACCTCCAGCACCTTTGATTTCAGTCGAGTTGTTAGCGACAGTACGTCCCTTACCAACTTGAATCTTTTCATCGATTGCTTCTTCGTTTACATCTTCTTCCTCATTTACGTTTTCGTCTTCCATTATGTGTTCACCGTGAGAATCACCAGTTCCGTTTTGACCATTATCGTCAAAACCACCTTCAAGATTATCACCAGCCCAATTGTCATCATTTTCATTTCCAACAGGAGCACTAACACTTTCAATGTCTTCCATTTCATCTATTGCAATTTCATATACAACTTCTGATTCATTCATGTTTTCGTAAGCTTCTTCAGTTTCCACTTCTTCCCCCTCAAGGTCAGACATTGGAAGTTCAGCAACTTCTTCCCCGCCCATTTCTGGTTCAGCAACTTCCTCACCAGCACCATTTGCCTTAATTACAAATTCACCTGGTTCGTTTACTTTTAGTTCAATGTCACCACTGTCGTTACTTACAATTTGGATTTCATCATCGCCAGTTAATTTCTTATACACTGAGATAACTTCATCATCCGATGCTGCTGTCATATCCATTTCGTCTCCGTATGATGCTTCCACACCCATTTCTGTTTCGTCACCTATCTCTAAGTCACCTTCTTCGGAACTACCCATATCTTCAACATCCGCACCAATGCCTTCGATTTCGTCATCTACGTCTACTTCCTCTGCATCATCAGCAACTGCTTCCGCATCTGCATCAATAGCAACATCTGTGTCTGCTTCTAAATCGTCAACATCTTCTTCTTCAAACTCATTAAGAGATTCTTTCACTAGGTCATCAATTTCTTCTTTCGCAATCGAACGAAGTATTTCTTTTGTGTTGGCGTTTAAAGTTTCTTGAATACGCTTTGCATCCAGTACCGCTTCATCAATAATTGATTTTTTCTTTTCAGCCATTTTAGTTTTGTTTATTTTTATTAAAAGTTTTTAGCTTTTATTTAGTTCGGCAAATGCCATTTGATAATAAATATAATCTATTCTTGCAAAAAACCATATTTTTATCAATTTAGGTAAATTTTTATTTTTTAGTCTAATAAGAATTTATCCAAACCTTCATCTAATTCTTTATTTTCTATTATTCTTGACTCTGTGAATGGTTGTGCATCTTTACTATTTGCAAATATCCAAGAACCTGGTGTTGACGGTGCTGTAACAACATCCCAACCAATTAATTCAAAGTCATCTTGCACAATGGCATTACCTTCATAATCCTCTTCAAGTGTACCAACACCTCTTGATGACACACCGATTCTCCAACCATGTCTCAACATGTTAGCAACCTCATCACCTTTAGTTGAACATATACCCATATTTATAAAACCAGTAGTCGTGTTGATTTGCATCTCACCCATTAAGGTTTTACCTTCCCACCATATTTTAGTTATATTATGAGATACTCTGTCTATTGATATAATTGACGATTCTGGATGGTCAGCCTCACCTAATGCAGATTTGTTTTTTATTAATTCGTTATAGGCATTTGCTTGTGCTTTAAGAATTCTTTCTGGGTATATCCTACCATTTCTATTCTTAACACCCCATTTCTGTAGAACAACTGTAACAACTAATGGTTCTATCATTGGGATTCCACCTTCAGATACTTTCTTAACTTCATTTACGAACTCTTTGTTCCTAATATCATTGGGGTCAATATAACCAGAATCGTTTTCAATCATGAA